TCCCCGGCCCAGCCATCCCGCTCTACCTGGACCCTGCCGTGCCTCTCTATAACTACAATACCCAATCCTCCGGTCTAGGTATTAATAACAAAGAAGAGGCCGAAATGTGGCGCACAAAATACGACACCAATTTGCTATCAAATAGTCCACTTATCTATACGCTTAATATTCGCCCGCCGATTGATACCACAATGTATAATTTCACGGTCCGAACATCGGTCGGCATCTATTTAGATGGTTCCGCAAACGCAAATCCATTTTCCGCGAATCTCACAATTGAATCCACCTCTATCAAGGTCCTATATGGATATGAGTCGGTCATTTTTACCAATCAACAACCAATTGTTAAAATGGAATCCGGTGCTTCTGTGAACATTGATGTATCAGGGGGGTTGACCGGCGGACCATATGCCGGTGCCATTTATTTAGGTAATATAGTTATCAGTAATCTCTGGCTACCCACTGCCGCGGGAAATACCTATGATATTATGATTGAACCGACGATTATAGTCACCATTAATGGAGTTGCCACGAATGACTTGAGCAATACAATTCGCGCAACGTTTTATTCCAATTTGGTCCCCTATTCCAATAACCCGACCACGCTGTCAAATAACACAAAACGATTCGGAACACGAATTACCTTTTTAACACCTGCGTCGTCCTCTACTGTTCAGGCGCCATCATTGACTGGGTCTCCTTCATAATCATAATTTGGTGTATATACCTTATATGCTCAATATCAATATGCGACATCTCAAACAACATCTCATCTTCGCGGTTTATAAAAGTGTACACGATTAGCGTGAAAATGTCTAAAACTAGCTCATCGCGCGGATTGAACATTGGCATTCCACGCATTCGCTCTTCCCAAATAACGCGTGAATCAAAATACAAAACCGGATTGCGCAACTGCTCTTCCACAATCAGTACTAAGCCCATCGTTTCAATATGTTTGCTGTGTTTTTTGTAAATCGTGGAGATTAGCCGGGGAGCATCGTCAACCATTTCAATGTATTTTTCATAGAGACACCCCAGTTCTTTCATAAGGCGATAATATCGCGTTTCTATATCAAAGAAACGCCGAACTGGGGTTTTCACAATCTCGGCGAGCCATTCCAGTTCGTCAATCAGGCAGCGGTCTATTTCGCAGTGCTTGCGCTGTCTATCCAATTCATTATAGATTTTATACTGGGCTTCAATCAAGTTCTTATCTATGTCTGTGAGCGACGTATATTTCTGCGCGGTCTTTGCGCTTTTCTCGGCTTCATAAGTAAAATATTTGATAGAGCCCGAGATGGACTCCTTGACAGAATCGTCTAAATGACGCGCGTCGTATTTTCCGCCCCGAACCCGCTCAATTCCATGTTCGTGCATATATTGATGTACGATGCCGTCAATTTGGTGGGCCTCTACATTTTGGTGGATTAAAATCAGACATTCAATGTCGGCGCATCCAAACCAATCCCAATAAACAAACTTACATTCATTTTCTGGATTGACGGTGTCAATGGCGGGATAAATAACATAGGTACCATTTGTGAGTCGGTAAATATAGACATCGTAAGTTTGCGACATTGCTATAGAACATAAACAACATATATTTATGTTGTTTATTGAATATTACAGCCGATAAATCAAAACATCGTATTATTTATTCGGATTGCCGTCCGTAAATGCCCCCGGGTTCAAGCAAGCATTCTGGTTGGCAAATAGCTGCCCCGACATACACCTGTCTTGCTCACCCACCTGGACACATCCGCGCTTTCCTTCGTATTCGCCCACCAAACACCATCCCGCCTTACCGGCAGTAATTGGTTTCTGAATAGGGCTCTCCGAAGGTGACGGAACCGGATCTCCAACCATAAGGCTGGACGGTGCGACATTTAGCACATTGTCCAACTGGGATGCCGCTGCCTGGTCCACGTGTTTGCGACTGGCGTCTTTCAAAATAGTTCCGACAGATTGGAGCGACCCTTCGGCAACATCCACGCCGGTTTTAGCAACATCACCCACGACATCGGCAGTTTTGTTGATAACGCTTCCAGTAGTGTATCCAAAAATGGACAAGACTTGTGAGACAAATGGTCCCAAAATGGAAATCACGGTGTCTATTAATCCGCCAAACATAGTCAGTAGATTTATTCCTAAAAATGACAAAATGAGCAGCGTCGCCAATACAACGATTATCACTTTATTACTAATTCCCCCTGTTGAAGAATCATCCATGATAGGTGCTTGCGGTAGATTCATTTCCATAGTTTATATATTTGATAAAGAAATAGATGTATGCCTAACTCCCACAGGGAGTTAGGAATAATCACTTCAATAAATGCTCCCTTAGGGAGCATTTCCTGAACAGATGTATGCCGTGCCCCGAAAGGGGCACGGAATAATCACTTGGTGAAGTGTGTGGCTTCGCCCCCCTCACTTCTACCAACAGATGTACGCCACACGCTCTCCCCGAAAGGGCGGCGTAATCACTTCAATAAATGCTCCCTTAGGGAGCATTTCCTGAACAGATGTATGCCGTGCCCCGAAAGTGGCACGGAATAATCACTTGGTGAAGTGTGGGGCTTCGCCCCCCTCACTTCTACCAACAGATGTATGCCGTGCCCCGAAAGGGAGCTGTTTTCCATGCGCCCCTTTCGGGGATGTTTGCGTTTTAATAACGATTATTAATTTACTTTGTTATAATAAAATGAAAATAGTTTTTGAATCCGTATTATTATTTAGTTTAGCAGTTTTGGTCATTGCTGTGGGACTTTTAGTATATTATTTTAAAAACCGTATCGGCGACCTTGAACACAAAAATACTAAATGTTTAGAAATAGTGAATGACATTTATTCGCAGCACAATCAATTGAAGAGCGAGGTGGCATATTTGGCGAATCGGTCTTCTCCGTCAGAACCCGCGATGACATATTACCGCGAAGATGGTGATAACATCCAGTTTCACGTAGATGAAGGTGAATACGATGATAACCAAGAAGACTATGACGAGACTGACGTGAAAATCGTCAATGTAGATTTGTCGGGGCCGGTTGATTCCGATATCAATATTGCAGATGAAATAGAGGACACCGACCCCTATGATAATGTAGAGGTGGATGAACTGGCTAAAGAGCTATCTAAAGAACCGGCAATTGTCAAAATTGACGTACACGATTCCGACCTGGAATCTGATAACGAATCTCGGACGGAGCCAGACAACGAGTCGCGTTCGGAGGCGTTCCGCGATTTGTTCAACCCTGGAACCAAGGATGTTTACAAGAAGATGGACGTTCGTTCATTGAGGCAGCTGGTGATAACCCGGGGTTTAGCAACAGATAATACGGCGCGAATGAAGAAGAACGAATTGATTGACATCCTGCTGACAATTGTATAAATATATTGTGTTAAATTATAATGACCGAATATAGTGGTAGTGTTGAAAAATTCCTATCAACCGCAAGAACAGTGGATCCACCGAGAGATGAACAAACTATTAATGAGATGGAATACATCGCGGAAAACTCAATTAACGGTGAAAAAAAAAGAACTGATTACCACAATCATTTCAAAACAATGTATCCCAATGCCCCTCTGGCAAAATTGCTGACAGATGATTTTATTATGGTGATACGTTTAATGAACGACCCAGAAGGAGCAAACACAATATTTGAAAGAGAAGGCATCACATGGAAGGAGTATTATCAAAAAAAACTGAATGCTGTAATGAAAGGTGGAAGCAAACGTAAGCCAAGCAAACGCAACAAGCCAAGCAAACGTAACAAGTCAAGCAAACGTAAGCCAAGCAAACGCAACAAGCCAAGCAAACGTAACAAGTCAAGCAAACGCAACAAAAGCCAGCGTGGAGGAACAGACAGAGGAAGTCCTAGTAAACGTCATTCAGACGAAGCAACTATATCACGAAGCCAACTTGATGCTTTAGCAAGGGAAAATGTGGAGCGAATGGAACAAGCACGACTAGCAAGAGAACAACAATTAAGAGAACGGCAGGCTGGACTAGATGACCTCCTTCACCGTCCAACAGGGACCCCAAGACGAGGCCCCGGCGCATTAGCCACTCTATTTGGTCCTTAATCATTCTTGAGTTTTACTCGTAGGTTGAAAATCTCGCTCAAAATCAGCACCTTTTCCTGCTCCCCAAACTGGAACTCCGCCATCAGCCGGTCCGCCGTATAATGCCGGATAGCATCATAATTCGGCACAAGTCGCCCCTCCGTATATTTCACCGACGACTTCCTGTGAAACTCCATAAAATTGCTCGCCGTTTTCCCGCGCACCTTGTCCAAATGAACCAAGACAAACCGCTCGGCCAAATTGAACACCCCATAATTGGCGTTTTTCAGCGCCTGGGCAATCGCATTGTCGCACCCGAGCCGACCCAACTCAATGTTGTAGTTGGTACCCCGAATCGGGTTATTGAAAAACCACCCATCTTGTGTATTGGAATGTAAGGTAGAGGCAAACACCGGGTCCATATAAGGTGTTCCCGTTTTCTCATCCAATTCGTGCCGCGACAACGCCAGCACCATGTTCTTGTCCGCCAATACATTGCGCAGCTCGCCCATATCAAACGCAAGGGCGACATATATATCCAAATTGAGGATGCCCACGATTTCGTCCGGGGCCATATTTTTGGATGCAAAGGCAAACGCATCCTGGTATGTCATCCGTTTTTCAAGAGGATGACCCCGATACTTGGGGTGACCGCGAACTGAATCCGGCAGCCCTTCCTCCGATTCATAGAGGTTGTAAACCACCTTCACGTAATAATGATTCAAATTGGCGAGCATACATGTCACGTATTCGCCCATTCGCGCGGCATCCGCCTCGGCATAACTCTGAACAATGATATTCATAATAGAATATCATCGTTACTTATTTCTATGTATTTTTTCTACACATTTTAATGTAAAGAGTCTAAGATAAAAACATATTCTCGTTTAAATTGTTACTATATTCAAACCGGTGGCGAATACACCAGTTCACGCATTTTTGGACATTCTGTTTATTGTAATAGTCTATTTTCTCCTTTTTGGACCGCATCTCAATGAGCCCCAGCGTCGTGTAAATGTTGTCCAGCTGGTTTTGCCCAAACACCACATTCGCCTCCTCTATCTTATTGTAGAAAAAGAGCGGCACTTTCACCGACAAAACACTGCGCACATATTTCTCGGGGTCCAGCGATGCCAACATTGTCTCAAACGCGGCTTGTATTTGCTCATTCGGAGTATAGCGATACCCCATACACACAATGTATTTTTCGGAATTGGCCGACCTGCTCGTATTCGGTTTCACAATATGAACGCGTTCATACATAGAGGACAACAAAAGCAGCATTTCCACGGTCGGCTTATAGAAGCTGTCAAACATTTTCAATACAAAACATCCGCCCTGTTTTTGAAGACAAGCGGCATACGCGATTTGCGCAAACAACAAGTTCAACATAGATATTTCCTGGTTGTTGAAATCCAGCGAAAAGTCAAACCCGCCATCGCCAGTTACGAAATCCATTGTCCCGCGGTATTTTTCAACCACGTGGCGGAAATTGGCGACGCTGAGCAAATCGCCCGTCTTGTCCGCCCCCTTTTCAACAATCACATTCGGATTGTGTTTCAAGAACCCGCGCGTTTTTTTCCATCCGGGAACATCGTGGTTGTCGGGGTCTTCAATTGTCATTCCGTAAAACCTGCTTTCGGGATTCGTATTGTAATAACATGATGCTTCAATGAAGCCGCCCGGTCCCTCTGCCAGTCCAAACATCGCGATTTGATTCGTCGGCGACCCAAACGCGGGGATTTTGAAATTGTCTATGATTTCCACCAATTTGAAAAACGCCCGCGAAATCGGCCGATATTTACAAATACTGGTCCGCGAACTGTTGTTGTATATGTACTCAAATGCGTTTGTGTATTTTTTGTATATGTCCCATTCCTCCACACATTCGTCAATTTTGCCCTTGATTTCGGTCAAAAAATGATGTACCGAATATGAAATGTATTTTGTTGGTTTTTCCGTGTTCTGTGATAACACCATTTTATTCCAATATATTCCGGATACCGCTGGTAATGTGTTGATAATCATTAATAATGTCTATTGTATAAAACACAGATATGTTTATGTTTTATACAGAAATGAATAATATTTATACAGGTAAAGATTACACCTTTTAACCGTTGCATTTTCAATCTGTTCGTGAAATGCGGACGCATTTCACGAAGTGATTATTCCAAGGGTGTATACCGCATCTATAAAATTGAACTCCTTATTTTGAAAAAAACAAAAGGTATTAAGACTATCGTTTATACTACTATCGTTTATACTAACGAACTATAGTTATAGAAAAATGGAATCTGTATTCAACATCTCATTATCAGTAGGTGAATCCAAGTCAGCATCTGTATCGGAAGAGGCCAAGATGGAATTACCCGGACTCATCATATACGAACCCAATTGGATTGCCAATTCCAAGGCGCTCTTTTATAGAACTCCCAAAAACAAAGTGCTGTCCGGCCCACTACCCGTTACCAATTGGTCCATCCCGGGTGTCTTGTTGTGCGGCGGATACCTAGAATATGACTCCGAGGTTGCCGTATTAGTTCGGCTGGGAATTACAAGGTTCTGGTGTTTGTGTAGTGAATATGGCATTCCCGATAAAAGACACAGAAACTACGCTTATGGCGATAAATTGCCTGTCGGCCAGTTTAACCACGTGAAAATTGATGATATGGGGATAACCGACGACGCAATTGTTTTGGAAAATTGCTACCGAATCGTGGCACAGATTCGCGCTGGTGAAAAAATATACCTACATTGTTCTGGCGGTCACGGCCGAACAGGGACGTTTCTCGCCATCATTTTGAACAAGATGTTCCGGAAATGCGACCGCGTTTCCGGAAGTACTTACTCCGCGCACCCTAAGGGGGAGCACGGAGAAAAGGTGTATCCATATTTGACGCTTGACCAAATACTGAACTACATACAATATAGCCATGACCAACGGGCAGCCAACTACTTTGGGCCCTACTATTTTACAAAAAGCTTCTTGGATGGCGACGAAGCCGATATTATACACGCAAAAAACTTTACATCCGGCCAAGTGCCTTCTCCTCAGGCGCGAGAGCAGCTACAACAGATTCGCCGGCTATTCACCTAGCCTATTCCGCTTCCTCTTCCGCTTGCTTAACGGGCTCATATTTATCCAAAACCACTTGTTTCACACGTTTGACTCGGTGCCTTGTAATAACCGGTTTCTTATCCAGTACCGCCTCCACTTTGGCACTCGTCATATGTTTTGCGACCTTAGACGCCTCCACCGAATGCGTCTTCTTGAACACAAAATACCGATTCATAAATGAAATCGTTTTTTCCTCTTCCGTCATAAACGACGCCTTTCCATATTCGTTACGATTCTCCGGATTTCGCCGGATTTCATTCATCATCTGGTCATAAAGCGTCTTGAACATCCCCGTATTGCTGATTCCAATATCTTCAAACCCCGCCAATACGAATCCGTAATCTTCCATCAGCCGCGTGAAATATCCAAAATTGACCAAATATTCCGTCGCATATTTGTTGATGGATTCCTGGAAAACGTCAATCGCGTACCCGACACTACTCTCATCATCCTCAAACACCGTCTGTTCATATTTCCGATGAATCTCAAATATTTTGCGCCCATCCGAGTAAATCGTCATTTCCGGTTTTTTCTCCAGGTGTTTGAACACGGTCTCGCCGTCGTAGCACGTCCCCACGAAATACCCATTGACCGCCGTACATTCCGAGACGTTGCGCAAGAAGTTGTGTAGAATGGAGTGGTTTTCAAAGAAATAATGGAGTGCGAATTGGCACGAGCTGACATTGAATCCGTTGACTCCCGCGCCGAAACTCTTGTCCACCGCTTTCCCCAGGTTCGGTTTTGGCCCCGCGGTCTTACTCAGAATCGCCGCGCCGATTTCGCGCTCCTTCTCCGTGTAAAATGCGTCGCCGTTCTTCAGATTGAGCCGACTGTCCGCGGGCAAGAACAGGGCGTCAAATAGCCCGCGCGTCTCCCGACGCTCTTTCAAATACCGCGCACAAACCCCGTCCATCTGGTTGTAAATGTTGTCCTTTGACAAATCCACGCCGAATACGAACTTCAGTTTTGAGCTCTTCCATTTGGAAATGTCGCCGCCTTTCCCGACCGCGTAATCAATCAGGGTGTCCCCCCGTTTAGACACTTTCCCGATGATTCGCTTCTTCACAAACAAATTGTGGAAATTGCGCAGTCCCATTGTGCGCGACTCCTCTGTGCTGGTATTATTGTAGTATATGTCATCTGTGCCCTCCATCCGGATTTCCTCTCTCCCCGTGAGCATCTCCTCGGTGATGGGGAAATGGATGGACTTCCAGTTGTCATTCGCCACGTGATAGGCGTTTCCGTAGTTCTTGTTGCCCGCGCGCAAATCGTAGGTCTTGTCGTGGCGCACCCTGAGCGGTACCCATCGCCACCCCGGTTCCTTCTCCAAGTCGTAGGAGAACTCCACGATGGTCTCGTTCTCAAATCGCTCCCCCTCGGCCGTATACATGATGCTGCGTCCTTCCGAGTCGGTTTCCATCAATATATTGGCATAACAGGCTTCGGGGTCATACGGCAAACTGGGGCGAAAGGGGAGCGGCTGATACGCGTCCTCGTTGTCAATGTCCTCGCCCACAAACCCCACCTCGTCATCCAACAACGCCTGGAAAGGGTTCATCGCGATATGGGACTTCACATTGAATCCGCAGCGCAATTCCAGCGTCCTGTATTGGCGAAGTACCGTTGTTCCACTTTCAAACTCGTTATGGACCACTTCGGCGCCTGATTTGTCTTTCTTATACGACACCAAGAAGTCAATCGTGTTGTATTTAGGCGGTTTCCATTTGAAAGAGAGAGGCCATGTCACCTTCTCCAACTTGCCCGCGCGACCGTGCGCCATACCCGCGACGCCCACATTGGTCGGCGTGAATATGATGCCGTCCGTGTTATAAGGATACACTTCATCCTGAATGTTGGACAACAGCGTGGAGCAAATATTGAAGATGGTGGTGCTCTCGTTGGGCAAGTAGAACATCTTTGGCACGATTTTGAAATCGTCGGGCGACGCGACCTTACTGGGTCGCTTCGTCTTTAAACCGTTCACAAACCTCTTCAAATGAAGCAGTCGATACTTATCTAAATCTTCCTTGGTCTTCGGTTCTTCAAACCAGGCGAAGTCCAGTTCGCGCACCGACTTTACGCGCCCATTGCCGGCGCCCATAAAATAGATGTCAAACGCCGCATAATGGTTGATGAATCGCCCCGATTTGTCCATCAAGATGTGCTCGCCGTCAAGAATCGTCCCCCAGTCCGTCTTTTCCGTCGCGGTGAGCCCCGTGAATTGTACGAGCATATTGGTGTTTATTAGGTAGATGCGTCCATCGCGGGCGTCAATATACAAAAGCTTGCGTTCGCCGTCGGCCTTGTCCGTCGCACAATAATTCACGCGGATATTGGGTTCATTGGAGGTCTGGTCCAGTTCAACGATGTTTTTTAACTGAAGCGTACAAGAATTGGGTCCGATGAAGTTGCGGCCATATACGCGGCGCTCTTCGTATAAATCCCCGTGAACTGTGCGCATATAGGATTGTAGGACGCGGTCATGTTCTGCATAAGGCGTCGGGTATTTCGTGTCTTGGAGGGCGCTGAGTACGACGCGAATCACGGATTCCAGCTCCTTTACGACGTCAGCCGCGCTGTTATAAGGCGTCCCCACGCCGACCTTTTCGTTGTCTATTTCCAGCTCAATTTCGCAGAACTCCTGGTTATTCAGCACTTGCGCCTCTTCCATCGTGAATTCTGGGACCATGATTCCGCCGGATGTCTTGGAGGTGCGAATAATACTGAGGTCCACCACGATGGGGCTTTTTTCGCTGGTGAGGCGGACACGATTGATGAGACGATATGTCTTGCGGTAATCGCGCCACGTCCCCAGAATATCGTTGGCGATTTTGGACTTCAAATTGTAGTCGGATTCCATATTGAAAGAGACGTTGAATCCGTAGTCGCGATTTGTGATTTTCTGGACGAACTTGCCTTCGCGGTCTTTGGCGGACGACTTCTGTGTGAACTTGATTTTCTTGTAATTGGCGGGGACATCGGCGAGCTTTTTCAAATTGTTGTCCGAGCGACAATATTGCTGGATGAGTTCGGCGCCGAAGAGTTCCGCGCGCACATTTGACATCTGAATCGCGCCCGTCTTGGCGTTCGTGTGCTGTGACTGAATACGCAACATATTGTCGCCGGTTTCATTTTCGCATTGGAACCCGTGTCCGCGCATACGGCGGATGACGTTGTCGTATTCGGTCTTGGTAAAGGTGTGTCCGCGATGAGGCTTGAATCGTACTTCAAACTCCTTTGTTTGTAGACTGGTGGCCGTTGCTAAATACTGATTTATCATTTTTAGAAGGTCATCCTTGAATCCAGAAGGAGGTGTTTTTACCTGCTGCAGCTGCGCGGACGACAATTCCTTTACGTTAGATTGTGTGTCTGACATTATTGCGTGAATATATTATACGATTATATTATTAATCCAAAATATATTCAATTTTATAGAGGAAAAAAACGTCATTCTCCTTTCTCCCAAAGGGAGGGGTCACTTTATAAGTCGCATTCTTAATCCTTTAGGATGAATAATGCTTTCCCCACCCTACGGGTGGGTGGGTGTGCTTTATAAGTCGCATTCTTCATCCCTTCAGGATGAGAATACTTTCTCCTCCCTACGGGAGGAGTGTTGCGACCCCCCCTACGGGTGGGTGGGGGCGCTTTATAAGTCGCATTCTTATCCCTTTGGGATAAGAATGCTTATACAAGCCTGGCACTAACACATTCGGTCATTTTCACAAGCAGCTTCTCATAATATTCCGGTTTGGACATCTTGACATCGCTCGGTCCAAAGATGCGCGTATGAATTCCCACCAATTCGTCCAATTTGTACGCCGACGCGCCCAACATCGGTTTTTCATAATGCTCCAGTGCCATATAATTCGCACGAATATCTGCGGATTTCCCCGACTGGTCCACATAGAGGCGCCCTCCCTTCTCTATGCGCAAAATGATGTCATCGGCATTGTCGGCGTTGTTGTCGTCCTCTTCATCCGAGACATATTCTTTAGAAACAAACCGCAAATAAGCGCCGATTTCCTCAAACACCGTATAAATCGGACGTTTATAGTATATCGCGCACGCGACCAGACCCCCCGCCGCCTTGTCCATAAATGGCCGCGTCATCAAATCGCATCGGATTTCGTTCATTTTCGCGATGGTCAGTTTGTAATTGGACGCCTTCAGCGCATTGGGATTCTTGTTGAGATGTTCGGAGATGAGTCGTTTCTCATTCATTAACAAATTGGTTGGTGTGGTGCCCTTTTGAAATAGGGACTGCTCGCCGTTGATGGCGACGAAGACACATGTGAATACGGAATCCTTGGATTTGGCGTGGTATTTGTATTGGGGTTTTTCATAAGGGACCCCAGAAATTGGCTCTTGGATAATGGTTTCTTTCTTTATAGGAGATTCCTTTAAAATGGGTTCTTTTAAAACAGGTTCTTTTACACAATTGCGCATTTGAAATGCGCAACCTGCAACCCCTTGCTCTTCCCTTCGGGAAACTGCCGACAAAGTCGGCGTTTTGATTGTGCGAAGGTGTAAAACAGGTTCTTGTACATTCAGTACTTTTGTAAGGGTCTCCTCTACTTTCTTATAAGAAGAAAGTAGCCGCGTGGCCAAATCTTCCGTCAACATATATTTTTCCAAACATTCCAGCGTATCGTGTTCCAACATAAAGTCTTTCTGGCCGTAAATTAATTTGAACTGCTTAAGATTTAAATCCTCCCCTTCGGGGATAGGATTTGTATCTTTGGCACGCGAAGAATGGAAATCCGCTCTGCGGATTGAGTGCTTCGCTTGATTGAACGTTTTTTCATCAATCATATTTGTGTGTTATTATAGATAACACATAAACCTTTATCTAATTTTCAATATTTCAAGTGATAAGCTATCCTTCGGTCGCTTAGCTTACCATATCACTATCAAAAAACGTATTCTTGAACTCTTGTTTCTGGTGTTCCACCGTATTAATTACACTCTCTTGGTCCCCCACATACTTCACATACTTTGCCAATTCGGTAATGGTCTCCTTCGGCAAAAACGAAATATTAACGAAAACCCCACTCTTGTTTTCGTTCAATTTGATTGTCGGATTCATCTTAAGGATTCGCAGAACCTCTATTTGGTTGGACTTTGCCATTTTTTCTATTTGGTCCTTGATATTGGTGAGTGATTCGGTAGTTACTTGGAATGATTCGGTGGACATCGTATATTGTGTTATGGCGCCCTCGTTTTATGCCGTTTCAAAATATCATATGTTCAAAGGTTCAAGGATGTGTTTTCACATCAATGGTTCAACGGGTCAAAGATTTACATCAAAAGGTGGATTACATCAAAAGGTGGATTACATCAAAAGGTGGATTACATCAAAAGGTGGATTACATCAAAAGGTGGATTACATCAAAAGGTGGATTACATCAAAAGGTGGATTACATCA